CATTGCTGCCCCTATCCTGGCTGCTCTTCCTGGGATTATCGGGATGATGAAGAAGAAGAAGTCTTCCGGGGGTGAACCTCCGAAGAAAAGCGAAGGCGGCGCTATCCGCAAATTCAAAGGAGGTTCCATGAAAGGGAACACGATGGACAGTATGCTCACCCCGAAGTACAAGAAGGGTGGTGATATGCCCAAGGGTATGTCGAAAGGCAAGATGGGTAAGGCTGAAGGTGAAATGCCTCAGCACAAGAAGATGGCGATGGGTAAGCCTACCCCGCAAAGCACCGGGGCGAAGTTTGCCAAGGGCGGCGCTGCGAAGTATGCTAGCGGTGGGATGTGCAAAGGCTACGGCATCGCCAAGAAGGTTCGTCCTACTGGCCCGATGAACTAAGCTGGGTAGTGAACTAAAATGACCTACGCTGAACTCAAGCAACAAATCAAAGATTACGTCCAGTCTGACGAAACGACCTTCCTTGCTAATTTGGATGGGATTATTAAGCTTGCAGAGCAGCGTATTAACAGAGATGTAAAGTCTCCTGATTCCAGGGCCTCCGCTACGGGCAATGTGACAACTCAGACCATAACGACTCCAAGCGATTTCGTTATGGCTTTGAGCCTCTTTGTCAGTATCGGAGGCATCCAGACAGGTCTTCTTCTTAAAGAGCCTTCGTATTTAACGGAGGCGTATGGGGTGACGGCTGGATCCGCTGGGTCTTCAGGAGAGCCAGCTTATTACGCTATCCAATCGTCAGGCGAGAACTCTACAACGATTCTCGTAGCGCCATCTGCTGGTCAGTCTTACGGCTATACTCTTTACTACTACAAGACACCGGATACCATTGTTGGCGCAAGCAACAATATTACCTGGATAAGCAACTACTTCCCTCAGGTGTTGCTCTACGGGTGTCTCGTTGAGGCGTATTCCTTCTTAAAGGGAGAGCCTCAGATGCAGCAGCAGTACGAGAAGCTGTATCAGCTTGGCTTGCTTGAACTCAAGAACGTGGCTGAAGACGAGCAGAGAATGGACAACTACAGGAACCCTGACAGCAAAAGGAACATTGGCTAATGGCATTCACGGGCAGCTATGTAACGAACTCTTTCAAGGAGCAGTTGCTTCTTGGGGTGCATGACTTCTCTACGGATGTCATCAAGATTGCGCTGTATACGAATTCGGCTACCATTGACAATACAACTACGGCATACAGCGCCACGAATGAAGTATCTGGCGCTGGGTATACTGCTGGCGGCAAGACGTTGACGGCCACCGTTACCCCTGACGGGATCTATGCGATCCTTGATTTTGCCGATATAAGCTGGACATCTGCTTCGTTTACTTGTCGTGGCGCTTTGGTCTACAACTCTTCCAAGTCCAACAAGTCTATCTTTATCTTGGACTTCGGGACGGACAAGACCGTTTCTTCCGGTACGTTGACGATTCAATTCCCGACTGCCAACTCTAATACGGCGATTGCCGTTATCAGTTCGGTGACAAACTAATGCCTTCTACCTATACTCCCAACAATAAGATCCAGAAGATTGCTACAGGCGAACAGTCTGGCACTTGGGGAAACACTACCAATACGAACTTCGATCTATTCGATGCGGCGATAGACGGGTTTGCCAGTATTGCATTGACGGGTACGACAGGGACATTGAACATCCCTGACGGCAGCAGCGGAGATGGACGCAACAAGGTCATCAGCTTTACAGGTACTCTCGCTGCCACGAATACGGTTAGCGTTACCCCTAACAGTGTAAAGAAGCATTACTTCGTTCAGAACAATACAACTGGAGGACAGGACGTTGTCCTCTCTCAGGGTTCTGGGTCTACGGTAACGATCAAGCCTGGGTACTCTTCGATTGTGTACTTGGACGGCGCTGGCTCAGGCGCTGCCGTTAAAGAGGTACTCACCAGCCTTAAGCTGACTGCTTTGTTGGAAGCGACGGGAGTTGTGTTTGTTGGCTCTAGCAGCGGCGGCACGACGCTTCAGGCTACCGCTGCGGCCTCAGGTACCCTTACTCTTCCCGCTGCGACAGACACGATTGTAGGCAAGGCAACGACCGACACCTTCACGAACAAGACGCTTGACACCGCTGGCACGGGTAACGTATTGCGGATCAACGGTACTCAGGTGAGCGCCGTTACGGGTACGGGTTCGGTGGTATTGGCCACCTCGCCTACTCTCGTTACTCCCTTGCTGGGCACGCCGACCTCTGGCACGTTGACGAATTGCACTGGGTTGCCGATTTCTACTGGCGTGAGCGGCCTTGGTTCTAATGTAGCGACGTTCCTTACCACCCCATCTTCTGCTAATTTAGCTTCTGCCGTTACCGATGAAACGGGGACTGGGGCGCTGGTATTCGCAAGTAGCCCGTCGCTTACGAGCGCCAATCTCACTACTCCGGTTCTTGGCACCCCGGCTTCCGGCACTCTGACCAACTGCACGGGCCTCCCTATCTCTACTGGGGTGAGCGGATTGGGCTCCGGAGTGGCTACGTTTCTTGCTACGCCTTCCTCGGCTAATCTTGCCAGTGCGGTTACTGACGAAACGGGCAGTGGAGCTTTGGTGTTCGGGACTTCGCCTACGATTGCCACGCCCACGATCACTACCAGTGCCGTGATCCCCATCGTGAATGGTGGCACTGCTGTATCGTCTACGCTGACTTTGCAATCGACCAGCGGGGCTGGTTCGAGTGATGCGATTATCTTTCGGACGGCATCGCAGTCTGAGAGAATGCGGATTTTAAGCGATGGAAGAGTAGGTATCAATACGTCTGCCCCTCCTAACATATTCACAGTGTTGGACAGTGGCTCGCTCAACACTGTAGGCGACACCATTGACGTGGGAGCCATTGTGGTGGGTTCAAATTATGCTTTTGGAATTAGCGGTAATGCTGCGAATTTCAACGTGCATTCCAACTCTACTCTGGGCGCAGACGTGGGAGCCACGATTGGACTGGGCGGTAGATACACCGGAACGCAGTTTGCTCAATTTGCCATCATCAAGGGCGCAAAAGAAAATGCTACTGATGGAAACGGAGCAAGTTATTTAGCATTCGGCACTCGCATTAATGGTGGAAATATCACTGAAAGAATGCGTATCGACTCCTCCGGTAACGTCGGCATTGGAGCGGCGAGTCCAGGGGGTAGGCTCCATGTGGCGTCTAGCACATTGGCTACGGCTACGGTCAACTCTTTAGTGGTAGCAAGAGTAGAGAGGCCGTTTACTTCAGGCATAAAGTTTTCCAACACGATGGATATATTGGTTGGAAGCTACGGCACCTCAATAAACTCACAGACAAGAGTAGATTTTGCGCTCGCGAATGGTGGCACTAATATTCCAGAAATCACGGTGATGACTTTACTGGGCGACGGCAACGTCGGCATTGGAACGACGAGTCCGGCATACCAACTCCAGTTATTCACCGACTCAGCCGCCAAGCCATCCACCAATACCTGGACCATTGCATCTGATTCTCGGCTTAAGACCGTGAACGGCAACTACGACAAGGGCCTTGCGGAAATTTGCCAGATTCGCCCAGTGCGCTACGAATATAACGGCAAGGGTGGGTTTGTTGCCGATGGCAAAGAGCAGATCTCCATCATTGCCCAGGAATTGATGTCTGTGTTCCCTGAGTGTGTTGGCACCTTCAAGGGCAAGCTCAGTGAGGCCGACACGGAAGAGATTGAACTCTATAACTACAACGGCCACGCAATTACTTTCGCTCTGATCAATGCAATCAAAGAACTGAAGGCGAAAGTAGACCTTCTGGAATCGAGGAACTAGTGATCACTTACAATTGGATTTTCAACCCGCTGACGGTAAAACCCGTCGAGGGTTCATTTACGGATGTTGTCATCACTGTGGACTGGCGGCGCACGGCTACAGACGGCGAGTACTACGCTGATTGCTATGGTCAGGTTTCTCTTGGTCCGCCTAGCCCTACGGGCTATACAGCGTTCGCTGACTTAACCAAACAGCAGGTACAGGGTTGGGTTGTAGCTGCACTGACCCAGGATGTAGTCGATCAGTACGATCTTTCCCTGGCGCAGCAGATCGCCGACCAGAAGAACCCTCCGACGATCCCCCTGCCTCCTCCCTGGAATTAACAACATGGCGAACTATCAATCTGACTTTATCTCTAAACTTCTCCACGGTGTAACCGCAGCGCATATGCTGCACCTGATGGCGAAGGGTAAGGGCAGCTACGCTGCACACAAGGCTCTAGGATCCCTGTACGAGGGCTTGGAGGAACTCGCCGACTCTCTTGCTGAGGAGTGCATGGGAGTGCATGGCATTATCGACTCCTTCCCCTCTGAGAAGTTTAGCGCCCCTAAGGATGCTGTTGGATTCGTAGAAGAGTTGTATCGGTACGTTTCCAACAACAGAAGTCAGGTTGGGTCTGAGAGCCATTTGCAGAACACCGTTGATGAGATCCTGTCTCTCATCGCATCCACCCTTTACAAGCTAAAGAACCTTTCGTAGGAGCCTTATGAACGTCAAATCTTTTTTCAAGAAGATCTTCTCTCCTAGTTCCACTACCACCTTCCTGAAGTACGTCTCTGTTGTCTATCCGATTGTAGAGATTGTAGCCATTGCTACGCCTAGCAAAGTTGACGACGAGATCCTTTCTCTGGCGCGGCAGTGGGGCGTTAGGGCTATCCTGGATGGGTCTAAGCCCAAGGGCGAAGTGCTGAAGGATGTTGCCGTCAAGATCGCACGACAGAAGCTTCCTGATGTCCCCAAGGAGATCCTAGCTCGTGCCGTTGAAGCCGCTTACCAGCAGATGAAAGCATCTCAGGCATTGCATTAATGCACATCATTGCACTAGAATGGGTTGCATGAACTCTGAACAATTCATTTTTATTGACAATGAGAAAGTATTTGTTAGTGACCTGACCGACCGACAGAAGTACTTGGTTTCTCAGATCAGCGATATCCAGAACAAGTTGTCGCAGTTGCAGTTTGGTGCCGATCAATTGAATGTTGCCCTTACGGTCTTTAGCGATGAGCTTAAGGCCAGCAGGAAGAAGGAAGATCTCAAGCCAGATCTAGTCTGATATGCCTCTTGTAAAAATTCAACCTAAGCCTGGGATTGTTAAAGACGTAACCCAATACTCTGCTGAGGGTCTCTGGTACGATTCAGACAAGATCCGGTTTAGGCTT